TATGAAAGCATCATCGCGCTGGCCCCCAACCCGTATTCCAATGCCGCCGGTCCACTTTCTTCTCTTTCACGAACTTATCGGATGATTCGATCCGCGCCCGGTAACACAGTGTGTAGTGGCGTCGGCAATATGCCCGTGTGGACATACCCTCGTGGACCGCATCCCCGCACGACGTGTATGGATAATCCCCAAGCGGGTATTCGCATCCGGCGGTGCTGGTCTTTGGCTCGGCGGGCACGACAACCAGATGCGCTGTTGTATCGGCCTGACCTTGAACCAGACCTAGCCTGTTGGCCTTGCCTATAATCGAATTGCGGCTTCGGTTAAGTTTGGCTCCTATGTGACGCGCCTTTTTGCCTGTGGCCCATAGCGTCCGGAGCGTCTCTATGTCTTTCGCCGTCCAGTCTTTCATAGGTTTTCCTTTATTTCCTGAAGCTTCTCGGACCACCGCGTTGCTGCGTCAACGTCCGGCGTCATTTTGCGGTGCGTGGCCGGACTGCGGATATCCTCGCAGAGCCAGCTTACGAATTCTTCCATGGCCCTTGTCGTTTTATCTTCCATCTCTTTTCCCTCCTGTATGAGACTTGTCCCATAACATGAGGCAAAAAAAGGTGGGTGTCAACTATCCTTAAATTTCGGGCACCTTGAACCGATCCTGGGCTGTCTTGGCGCTGGCCCAGGCCAGTGCAATGTAATTGATGGCATCTACAAACGAATCCTCCTGGCGGTCGTTGTTTGCGATGCGGGCCATCTTAAGCTGCGCTACCAAAAGCATGGCGTCACAAGCGTCGATCTCTTTGCCAAGTTGTGAGCCCATCATTGTAGCCATCGTCCGGCCCACGGGACGAAAGTCGCCATAGGTGAGCCCACGCTGCGTCAGGATTTCCGCGCACTTTTCCAGGATGTCAGCCGGTTGTCTCATCTTACTTTTCCTAACATTGGAACCGGAACAACCTGCTCCTCCAGTTTGCGGATGCGACCCAGGGCCCGCAGGAGCGTTCCGCGCAGCGATTTTAGTTCCTTGCGCTGCTCGCCGAGCAATCGTCGGATCTCGCCAAAGTTGTTAGCTTTGCTGTCCAACGCCCCAGCCCTCCTTAGTGTGGAAAACCGTCTCGCAATCGTGGTCCGTGAACAAGTACCACGCGCAATTGTCCTTACCGGACATCTTGGAATCAGGTATCCATTTAACCCTGGCTACCGAAATAATCTTTGCACACTTCTTAAGATATCCTACAGCCTGTTTTGTATGCATCCAGTCCGCATCAAACAGTAGATAGGTAGGTCGGATAGACGACAGGATTGTAATGAGCGGGTGCAAAATTTTACGGTCCCATGGCGGATTTGTGATGAAAACCTCGGCCACGGTCCCTTTGATGTCCAGGGCATCTTGCCCTGTCACAATGTCCCCGCTCACCACACACTTATGACCGGATTCCTCAAGGTGGCGAATTAGATCACCGTCACCGGAACATGGCTCATGAAAATGCGTTTCACTTGGAAGATGGCGCATCAACGGTCGCGCCGCCTCGAACGGCGTCGGGTAAAAGTCACGGTCTCGCCGCTCAAAGTCAGACCGCTTGCCCATCTAAACTTTCTTCCGGGGCTTGGGAATGGCCTTACCGAGCGATTGTTCAAGAAGGAACGTAAATTGCCCGCTTATAGTACGGTGTTCCTCTGAAGCCAGACGCTTGAGCACCTTGTATGACTCAATCGGTATGACGACGCTCTTCCATTTCAACGGGTTCATTTTAAATATCCTTTATTTCTGGGACACTATCGGATTTGTCTACCGTGGTCAAGGACCCCCAATTAGGTCCTAGCGAGATGTCGCTGGGGCTAGGGACCTCAAGTTGCAAAGCACTTTCCATTATGGTGCACAACTCCTTTGCCTCCTCCAAATCCGAGACTGAGAACGCCAACTCATCGTGAATCTGCACCAGCGGTATCTTATTCTTCTGTTTGTACACCGCAGCCATCGCCGCCTTGGTCTGATCCGCCGCGCTGGACTGGATCAGGCGGTTTAACGCCTTGTATGTATATGCGCGCTTAATATTGTCGCCATATTCGATGCTGGCTTCTTCCTTTGGCAAGGCCCGGGCCGACAGGAACAGGTTTGGCTCCCAGAGATCAAATCGGCACTTGCGACCGAGCAGGGAACGGACAAAACCACCCTTGTCACGGTGTGACACTTTACGTTGCACCGCATCCATCAACTCCTTCACGAACGGGACGTCGTTGTGGTACTGGCGCATGAGCCGTTTAGCTTGGTCCGTGGACACATCCAACTGTTCTGCAAGCCGCGTTTGCCCCATGCCGTACATGATACCCAGGTTAATCGTCTTTGCCTGCTTCCGAGGAATACCACAAATAGTTGCCACCATCTGGTGAAAGTCGGTCTTGGCATCTTCCCGGTATGCCTTAACAAAGTCCTCCGACCCGGTCAGGCCTTTTCTACCCGTAAGGCTCGCAAAGTGGACGAGGATGCGAGGCTCTTGTTGGTCAAAATCCATCGACGCCCACTGCTCCCCTTCTTCAGGCAGGAACAGCCCCCGTATCTTCCGGGACATCTCGGGATTGCGGGCCGGGATTTGTTGGAGGTTCGGGTTGGACATGCTGATGCGCCCGCTGACCGTGCCGCCGCCTTCCGAACGTAGCTGGTTGATATGACCGTGGATGCGGCCCTTCTCTGTGTATCGCGTTATACTGGACAAGAATGTATTGCCGACCTTGTCGTATTCGCGGGCGGCGGCAATTTTCTGCGCAATGGGGTGTTCGTGCTGCGACAGGAAGTTCTTGGTAAACGACGGCAGACCCGTTTTGGTGCGGCCATACGGTATGCTTAGATGGTCAAACACTTTTGCAATGCTTGCGGCAGCCCATAGCTCGAAGGAAAGCCCCGTCTCCTTCTTGACCTCGGACTTTATGCCTTTGACCACGCCAATAAGCTCCTGCTTAAGGCGCTCGGCCTCGTCCAAATCCACCCGGATACCCTTCCATGTCATTTCTATACACAGAGGTAAGACCGAGGTCTCCATGTCAAAGATTTGCCACAAATCCTGCTTCGTAAGCTCCATCTTGAAAACCTGCCACAGGTCGAGCGTAAGCTGTGCGTCGGCTTCGGCGTACTCACCTACGAAGCAGGCAGGAAGTTTGTAAAGCTCGGCCTTCGGGTCCACGCCAAACTCTTGCGCGGCTTCTCGTAGCGCAGCCTCTGACTTCATCAACCCCATGTAATCGTAGGACACGGCGTTGAGCGAATAGCTAAAGCGGTTTTCGTTAAGCAATGGCGCGGCCAGCATCGCGTCGATCATCTTGCCCTTGAGGTCAATTCCAAGGCGCTTGAGCCAGCCCACGTCATAGGCTGCGTTGAAGAAAATCTTGTCCGACGGGTGGCTCGCTATCTCCTTCTGGAACCAGCGCGTGACAATGCCCCGGTCCAGATTACCGCCGCCATCGTGGGCAATGGGCAGGTAAGCATTAAACCCTTCGTATGCTACAGCAAACCCGACGACATCGCCGTGGCCGGTAGCCCAACCGGGACCGTGGGACTTGAGCCGTGGGTCTTTAGTCTCCAGATCAATGGCTATTTCGGTAATACCGTCGGGCGTCTTGGGCAGTTGCTCAATTGGCATCCACTCGGTCTTCACGCCCCACTTGGGTTTCTGTAGATTAGTCTTCATGTGTCAATCCAAGCTCCATCTGCGACGAACCCTGGACCGGCAGCATAACTTTTGCATAGTCAAAGTGCGTCTCGAAGGCATCACCTATCCACATATCGTTCTCTCCGAAGCGCACGACTTCTGCATTGTAAGTGTAGACTGTTGTCGGTATTGAGACGAGGCCGTGGGCAAAATCTATTCCGCGCGGGGTGGGTTGCCATATCCCGGAGTGCTTGACCCTTGGGTCATCCGATTCCCGGCGCACGATTAGACCCCACCAGCGTAGAGTTGGCAGTTGATTCGTTCTCGTGAGCCATTTAGGCGCGGTGTTTGGAACGTCGGTCCAGGTCTCGCCCTTCCCGACAATCCATATCAAGGCACGCGCCATGGAGCAGTTAAAGTTCCGCGGGTAGACCTTTCCCCAGCGGTCGCAACATGGGCAGTAGCCACCCTCGCCTTGTATGGCATTCCGCCACTCGGTCTTAGAGTTCTGAAGTGTTTCCATTTTTACCCCCTGTTTGACCATCAAGTTGTTTCTTACGAGATTCTTCAGAATCCTCGGCGAAGGGAGTAAGGTACGAATCATATTCCTTTTGTAGATCACCAATAACATCACTCAGGAAATCCAAAAAATAAACGGAGTCCGCAATCCTATCAGGATCTTTTACGATCTGTCTCCATTCGGCAAATTTCTTGCGCGTTGTCGGCGATGGACGCGCCTCACCGGCTACGTCGTGCCATGTGAATGTAATACTCTCCGGCATAATACTATCCCTCCTGTTTCCTAATTTTTCTAAATTCTACGAAGATACCTAGCTCGGCATCATATCGACCAACCCCTTTGCGAATTCTCAG